TCTTCATTTGCTGAAATCAGCATAACGGTCCAAAAAATCGGACGGTCCCAGGCCCAAAGACGGGCCAAAGTGTGCGACCTACCTAGGTTCGATCTTGCCAAGGACCGAAGCTAGGCCACTGTGACGCGATGCTCTTACTCCATCTTACTCTCTTCTTAGGGAGAGGGACTGGTAGCAAGCTCATCTCCTGACTGCAACCTCCCTGGCGTTTTTCAAGACTCCAGAGCGATTTCAGCAGGATGGCCGGAGAGTCTGGAATGTACGTATCTCTCGTTTCCGAGAGGTGACGATACACCCATCCCTCCATACCACGAGGCGCTTTTCTCGGACAGACTTCATCGAAGTCCCCGATAATACCGCCATCGCCATAACCATCCGGGATCGTGGGCCTTTGAAGCGATCTTGGAAGCCGCGACAAATAATCGTCGTATACTTCCTTAAGATCGACTCTTAGTCCATAAACCTCATGCCTGCTCCATCGTTTGATGTGATTAAGCATAAGAAAGATCCTATCAGGGCCTCTCACGTGATCTTTCACGTAAAAGGGCGTAACGTCGGATCCGTGAAAGTAATGCTTACCGCAGCTTTCACGGAAACCGCCGAGGGAATGGGTCTTCTTCAAATTGAGGGTGAACCCCAATTCGCTGAAGACATTCTTGATGCTCAACATGCAACTAGTTGGGCATACAATATCATCCCCATAGACGGCGAGCCGACGGTCCCCCTCATCCATGTACGACATTATACTACGAACCAAGGCCCAAAAGATTAGGGACTCAAGTTCGAAGGTAAAGCCGTTACCCATGGAGGAGATCTTCTGGAAACGAACAATCTCTCCAGAAGGAAGAATTCCCTTCGAACTGCGGGCCATTTGCATGGCCCGATACCAGTCCTCAGGGATAAGGGCGCGAACGACTGATTGGGAAATCGAGTCGCTAGCGGAGCTAAGATCGATGGTAACCAGGGACCCATCAAGACTTCCGGCTTTAGCCAGAGTCTGATTGGGCGTCTGATCATCAAGATCAACTCCTACCCTCCTAAGACGGTTACGTATGACGCGACCGATCCCCTTTTGAATAAAAATGTTCATACAGGGCTCGATCGCAATTACTCTATCCGTCTTAGCGTTCTTCGGAACAGTGACGATCCTGCACGTATCCCGTATAACGGGGTCCATCGGGAGGTCCCATAATGGGAAACACTCTCGGAGGGCCCTGTACGCGGGAACGGCAGTGGAGGAGCACTCGGGTATACCCGAGAATTTGTAATACCTGTCTGAGTGTCGTTTGCTCACTCGAGTGGTACTTCCGGGTCCAAAATCGAATCCCAAATGTGCCTCATCCCAACTAAATGGGCCGAGAAGCCGAGCTATTTTACGACTAGCCATCTCAATGATGGAGGTCGTCAGGAAAGAAATATTCTTTGCTGAAGCTAGGTGCACATTGGTATCGAAACAATTGGACTCACACTGAGAAAACTTCTCTAACGCTACTTTACGTCGGTTGATCCCAAGGTCCCAATAAGGGAACTTTGAAAGACACTCCGAGTATAAATAACGTAAGCGAAACTCGTCAACATCTAAAGATAGATCAGGGAGTCGGCTATTAAGCACGAACTCCTCGGCTAGTTCTCTATCTGTTTTCGAAATCCAGTGTACTCCCATCAGATTCATCAGATGGGACGTCAGAGGGATCACAGACTGGGACCCCGGCTCGAGCACCGTTAAAACGGACGCTTTCCTTTTCATGGATATATCCTTGAGAAGAGGCTGGTAGGAGCGGCTGGTTATAATAACAACCAGACGCCAGGACAACTGGGAGCAGAATAACGAAGTTCCTAAGGTTCATAAAAGAACCCTTAGTAAACGTTATTCAGATTTTCCAGCTGGTCGATCGTTGCGGCATCATTCAATATGCCGACAAGGATCTTCCGGATGTCCTTACGATTCTGCAACGTTCCGCGGTTCGGCAGCAAAGCGGTGATCTGATAACGATGCGTGTAATCCACGTCCGTCACAGAGTTGCCGCTGCCATCCACGTATGTTCGCAGAGTGGGGATAGCCAGATCGAGCGAGAAACGGTAGACATCCCCGCCATTCGTCGGCTCGCGAAGAGTCGAAGAGTACGGCCAGTAACCAAGCGGAAGAGCATTGCTCTTCTCTTGATAACGGGCAGTATTACCCTCGACCCTCTGCGGGACGAACGTGTGGTTTACAGGGGTGGTAGCCGCATCGGGCACGGTGATAGAAGCAATAGCTCCCATTTTTGATTTCCTTTTAAGGAGGTTGAGGGCTTAACGCCCGAATGCCTGGGCTAGCAGTGCAAGTGCATTAGCTAGGTGACCAGACGAAAGTGGGTTCTTCGGTGAGATCGTCGCAGGATAAGGAAACGCGGAGTATACTTCGCGCTGAAGGGACCACGCATGGGCTACTCTAGCCCCAGACGCGGATTCGCTGGATTTCCCCGAGATATGTCTCGTGGTAGCCCAACGAATTCCCTTCTTCTTCATCCGTCTACTAATCGAGCCCCCGCGGAAAGACCACCCGGTCTCCGCGTCCATTTGACTCAAGTAATTGCCGACAGGTGCGAACCAATCGACAACAAATGAGAATGGAAGTAGCTCCCATGCTAAGGCCTGAGGATTTGTAAATCCTCCCTGAGCAAGGGAAGCAAGGCCGCGGTTCACAAGATAAGCGTCTAACCGGACAAAGGCTCCGGTGGCAAGTGTGCTAAAATCGTGCTTATAGCACGCACACGCACCAAGAGTTTGATTTGCCTGATCAGACGCGTCTGTACGAACCGTTAAGCCGGTGCTCGAACTCCCTCTGACACTGTAAGTATACCGCTGAGGATCGCCAGTATCTTTGTTGGCTAAATCCTGGGCCGCACCGTAAACGTCTGAAAGTAGGGGCTTCCAACCGTACTGGAGAGACAACCAAGCATTCGCCAGGCCTTTAGGACCTGATTGCGCGCGCCTGATGTTCTCCAGTAACTGTTTGGAAAGCTTACCTAAGTTCCAGCCGTCTGGAATGCGGCCTTTGCGAAGGGCAAAAACACCCTTAGCAATAGTGGTAGCAGTATCAGACACAAGATCGACAACCTGTTTGCGTTCAGCGAAAGCTTGCGCATAGTTGACGTTCTGTCCTTTCAGGCGTAAACGAGCCTGAATGACAGCTCTTGTAGCCACACTCTCGTCGAAAGACGGCAGCGCAGCTGGATTGGTGTTATCCGTGTCGGACCCCGTTTGCGTTTGAATTCTTCCTGCACCATTACTGGTGGAGAAAGCGTTCGGAAATGCAAGCGTGGCGCCAGCACGGCCACTACTAGAAAAACTCGTGGGGGCTTTCCAGCCCTTCGGTCTCTTTCTAGAAACGGAACTACGACTTCGAACCTCCTCCGTGGCATCAACTGCCCCATTCGAAACGGTTGTAACGTGAGTAGTCACGTTATATTCCGTATGGACATAGGGGTAGCTGGTTTTACGGTAAAAGTTTTCGGTCATAGTAAACTCCAAGTAGTTGCGAGAGTAGCCCCCTAACGGGGGC